GGTGTGGCCGCTGTGGGTATTAATATCCCTCGTATTTTTAATTTGGTTATGTTGGAATCCGGAAAGAGCTTTACAAGAGTTATACAATCAATTGGACGAGGTATTAGGAAAGCGGACGACAAGGACTTCGTCCAGATCTGGGATTTAACAGCTAGTACAAAGTATGCTAAGAAACATCTAACAGAAAGAAAGAAATTTTATAAAGAGGCTAATTACCCCTTTACAATCGAAAAGGTAAAATATCAATAATGCAAATTTTAACACTAGATAACGAGACATTCTATTTGAATGAGCTTCCGGAAGAAATAGAGGAGGATATGAGATTTGCTGTATTAGATAACAGTGACAATAAGGATCCTGATTATTTCTTTATCCCTTTGATATTTTTAGAGAGTTTTACAGGCCCTGCTGTAGTTTTAAAAATTGGTCCACATGAACTAACTATGCCATTAGATTGGTGTACTATCGTAGGTGACCCAGAAGGGCCGGACATGGAAGTGCTGCCTATTACTAGTCTTAACGATAGGGGATTCAAAACATTTTGTTTTAATCCTTTGAGTAGTTTTAGACCAGAATTTCATGAGATTGATATTATTAATGTCTACCAAGATGTTAAATGGTATTTTCCAAAGATGCGGCCCGGGCAGCTATTGTGTACGCCCCTACACGCAGGAGAAAAACCGTTGTGTGCTTATTTTGTCAAAGAAGTTAGTAGACAATGTGAACTAGTTGATTACACGAGGTGTTGGTAATGGGAACATTAAAAGAAGGCGCAACATACATATACGAAAGAGCTGACGGAGTGATTTATTCTAGGGAAGCCGGTGCTGATCCTAGCACACGAAAGATTATAGGTTGGGAAATGCTGACCGGAACAGACGATCTACGCTCTAGCATAAAAAATTCTCAGATTTGGGCAGACATCCGACGAGCGGCTGAAACAAATATCACTTTACAAAGACTATTAGAACAATGTATAATAGTATACAAACTCAGTAAAGAATACGACGATCAATATGGCAACCGCAAAACTTGATATCAAACGAGAGCTCAACGCTGTAGATCAAAAGAACTACGATTTCTACAGTAATCTCACCGACGACGAAAAGAAAGCATTTAGTCCCTACATATTGATGCGGTATACCGCTAGTGTACAGGGCGACAGAGATACACAAGAATGGTATCTCGAAATGACTAACGAAATGGTCAATAAACATCACTGGGTGTTGAGCAAAAATCACAAGGCTATGCTTTGGAAATTATTTGCTGGAGTAGGAACAGGAGCCAATGCCTATCATCCATATCTAGCCGCTGGTAAGAAAGAAAAAGCCAATAAGATTGAGAAACTATTGGCAGAGATATATCCCGCTATGAAGCTTGGCGATATCAAACTAATGGCCGGTATGATGGATAAAAGTGATCGAGAAGAGTTATTTGACAAGATGGGATTTGACAAAAAACAAAGGAAAGATTATGAGTGAACAGAATCAAACACCACTATATAGCGTAGGTGATCAAGTTAGAAAAGTTGGCGGAACATACGAAGCAGACGGCGTTATCGTTGGTATAGCAATTACTACCCGTGGAGATATAAGATATGTGTTTGAGTTTGTTAGTCCGTCTGGAATGTTACATATCTTTAACGAATCACAATTGAGCAAGCAATGAAACCAAAGTCAGCAGACGGCGTTAAGGGATGCCTGATACGTAGTTTTGACGGGATATACTACTTCCGTGTCTATGATGCCGATCATAATTTTGTAGATTATGATTTACATCATAGTGATCTGAGTATTACAATTGATGACCCTGATGCCTTTTTCTACAGAGGTGACGGTATTGACCGGTTGGATCATTCACCGGCGACGTTAGGACATGATGATAGAACTAGCTGATCAACCGTTTAATTGTGTACATTGTGGTAAGAGTTTTATGAAAGAAAGAACTCTGTTTGCCCACATGTGTGAGCCTAAACGTAGATCTATGCAGAAGGATGAGAAGCGTGTACAAGCAGGCTTCATGGCATTCAATCGTTTTTATCAACTAACACAAGGCGCCAAAAAACAAAAGACTTATGAAGAATTTTGTAAAAGCGGTTACTATAATGCCTTTGTAAAGTTTGGTAGTTTTGTCAATAATGTTAGTCCGCTGTATCCGGATAGGTTTATTGACTACGTGATCAAGAGTGGTGTCAAGTTAGATCATTGGTGTCGTGATGAGCTGTATGAAACTTATCTTTATGACATGATCAAGACTGAACCAGTTGAATCGGCAGTACAACGTACCATACAAAATATGATGGACTGGGCCGATCACAGCCAGGCACAGTTCAATCATTATTTCAACTATGTAAACTTGAATAGAGCTGTACATGACATCAAGAATGGCAAGATATCACCTTGGGTTATACTGAATTCTAAATCAGGAAAAGACATGTTGAACAAGTTCAGTGATGAACAATTAGATTTGATAGCACCGGCATTTGATTTGCCTTATTGGTTGAAGAAATTCAAACAGTTGCCCGCAGATGCAGCACTGGTCGTAGATATATGTAGAGAGGCGGGGATAGAATGAGTCAAGAAAATATAAAACAATTTATACATGAACATCGTATTAACATAATTGACACCAATAAACGTGCTCACAGGCATACTCGTATGAATACAAAATTTTTTCAGTTTCCTGAAGATTTTAATATCATGGCAACACAAGCAATTCAATTCGAAACTGAACAACTATATACTGTAGAGATTGCCGAAAGTGAACTAGAACGTATAGCGGATTTTGAACAACAGGTTTTTAACAATGCAAAGAATACCGGGCATTACAATTTGTTTCAAAATATAATACAACAAAAACAAGAAGAGAAATATCTAAGAGAAAGATATCCAGCAGTCAAAAAGGCATATGAACATTATAGTTTGATTTTAAAATTAGCAGAAAGTGGAGAAATGTAATGCCGGATATTGATATCGATTTTGCTGATAGGACAAAAGTTCTTGATGTTATTGAGCACGTACCAGCGGCTATTAAAGAAAATGGAACTTTTAAAAAACACAATACAGGAGTATATTGTCACGCTATTCCGTACAATCCGTTAACCAGTACTGCTAATATCGATTACAAAGAAGCAGAACAGCGTGGATATTTCAAGATAGATTTTCTTAATGTCGGTGTGTACGGTGATATAAGAAATGAGGCTCAAATTGATCATTTGTTAAGCGTTGAGCCTCTTTGGGACCTATTGTACGAGAAAGATGTATGTGACCAGTTATTCCATATCAACGGGTATCATAACTTGTTGAAGCAGTTAAAGCCTAAGAATATTTTAGAATTAGCCACGGTACTAGCATTGATCCGACCGGGTAAAAAACATTTGGTTACCAAATGCCATCAAGAGGGATTTGATAGTATCCAGGACGAAGTGTGGAACAAAACTGATGAGGGATATAGTTTTAAAAAGAGTCACGGTGTGGGCTATGCCCACGTTATCGTTATGCAGCTAAATTTGATCTGCGAAAATATCAGTTACGGGTTTTCTTAACTGATCTAACTAATTGAATTGATTTGCGTTTGACACGTTTTTCAGCGATATCACTTAGATTAACAACAGGTCCAAATACGACTTCAATATCCTTGCTGTTGAACGTTTTTATATAGGCCTTATATAATACCATTTCTTGTTTGAGAAAAATATTGATGGGTATCTTGCGATTGCTTTCCCACCACCACGTTTCGCCCAGATTTAAAAATTCTTGCTTCTCTTGATCTGTCTTAATTGAGCCAAAATCGTAAATACTAGCCACATACTCGTCGAAATTAATAACGACGCCGACATATTCTAAATCATTTGATTTGATACAGGTAATAAAAGGAAAATTTTCTTGAAAGTTGGTTGTCGTTGTCATTATCTAAAATAAATACTAATTATGCTAAAATGCCCAATCTATTTATACGCCAATTTGTTTGAAGTTATATTGGATCTGGATCAAAACAATAGGATTCATAACATTATGTATCAGAGAAATTTACAAGTACAAAAGGGACTTAAAAATCGTATTCAAATACAATTTAAGAATAGCGATCAGAAGCTCCTGAATGTTTCGACCAGTTCGTTTGTTTTTTCCATGTTTGATGGTTTAACACAAAAACAGTTAGTGAGAAAAGATCTTAGTATTGTAGACATAGGCACAACCAGCACCAAAGGACTAGCTCTCCTAGAACTTTCCGAAAGTGATACTTTAGATCTAGACATAGGGCTTTATAAATTTTCAGTGGCTCAGATAGACACCGACGGTGGGTACCAACCCACATACTCCAACACCTACTACGGTGTCAGTGGGCAAATAGAAATCCGTCAGGACAGCTTTCCTGTTCTAACTCCTAGTCAAGAAATAGTCAGTTTTAGACAACAATACAATTTTGATCTAGCCGCGCTACAATATGATTATTATACTGGGAATGTCCCAGCACATCCAGAATTTAACGGAAATACAGCTCTACATACTATCGCTATCTATATGACCAAATTCAAAGGTACGATAAAGATACAAGGCACACTAAGCAATAGTCCCGGCCAATTCGCTGATTATTCTACAATTAAAACTTTGACCTACACAGGATTTACGGGAATTGATTATGCTAATTTTAATGGAGTTTTTAGCTTCATTCGAATTATATATACTCCAAGTAAAAATCCAGTAACTGGTCTCAATGATAAAACGGAGATCGCATATCGCGGTACCGTTGACAAAGCCCTCTATAGAAGTTAAAATATATGTATGAGTCTCATACAGGCTGCGGCCCAAGCACTTCTACCACCTAATAGAAAGCCGACCCCTAGTGGTTGGATAAGCTTCAACGCACCCTGCTGCCATAATAGAGGTCACGATAGAGATGACCGCAGACGCGGCGGTATGATGATGACCGGTGACGCATTTACCTATCACTGCTTTAATTGTGGATTCAAAGCAGGTTGGAGTCCGGGCAAATTATTGAGCGGCAATACTAAATCCTTGTTCAGTTGGATGGGCATGCCAGAAACTGAATTACAAAAACTAGGACTGGCTGCGCTAAAAGAACAGCAGGATATACCTAAAGTTAAGAAAGAATTAGACTTCACGCTCAAAGAGGTAGAGTTACCTGCCAACTGTCGCAAATTTACCCAAGTCACCGAACCCGATGAAGATTTTATCAAAGTGGTAGAATATGTGCTGAGTAGGCACATGGGCCTAGATTGGTACGATTGGATGTGGTCTAGCGAAGCAGGCTACAGAGATCGCGTGATAATACCTTTCTATCATGACGGTAAGGTGGTGGGCTTTACAGGACGCAAGATAACTGATGGCAAGCCAAAATATCTAGCACATAGCCAACCGGGCTATGTGTTCAGTCTATCGGCGCAGCCCTATAATAGAAAGTATGTCATAGTCACAGAAGGCCAGTTTGATGCCATAGCGGTAGACGGTTGTGCCATAGCACACAATGAACCCAACGAAGTACAGGTCATGCGATTAAACAGCCTAGCTCGTGAAGTCATAGTGGTTCCTGATAGGGATCGTGCTGGCGCTAAAATGATAACAGCAGCATTGGATAATGGATGGAGTGTCAGCATGCCTCCGTGGGGCGATGGCATAAAAGACGTAGCAGATGCAGTAAAAAAATACGGACGTCTTTACACTCTAACCACGATACTACACTACAAAGAAACTAATCAGATAAAAATACAATTACTAAGAAAGAAACTAGAGAATGGATAAACCAAATTATAATTACGATATTCAAAAACTATATCTGGAAATGTTTTTAAGCGATGCTGAAACATTCAGCAGGTGTCAAAACATATTTGATCCTGAAAATTTCGACCAACGCATTAGAGAAACTGCCAAATTTATCACCGGCTATGTAGATCAATATCGTGCTATACCCGACGTATCCATCGTCAATGCCAGCTGTAGTCAACAGCTAGAGTCAGTGGCATTGCCCAAAGAAAACTATGAATGGTTGATGACAGAATTTGAGAATTTTAGCCGTCACAAGGCACTGGAACGGGCGATTTTAGAAAGTGCTGATCTGTTGGAAAAGGGCGAGTACAATCCAGTCGAAAAGCTGATCAAGGACGCTATCCAGATCAGTTTAAACAGGGACATGGGTACAGATTACTTTGAAGACCCGAGAGCGAGGCTTACCAAACTCAAGGACGGAAATGGTCAAATCTCCACTGGGTGGCCGTCGATCGACCGTAAATTGTATGGTGGATTTAACCGAGGTGAGCTGAACATTTTCTGTGCTGGGTCAGGTGGTGGTAAGAGTTTATTCCTTGCCAACATGGGCGTAAACTGGGCACTAGCTGGACTCAATGTCTTGTACCTAACGTTTGAATTGGCCGAGGGTTTGGTGGCCATGCGACTGGATTCTATGATGACAGGCATCGGTACACGTGAGATCTTCAAAAGCATCGATGATGTGGAATTGAAGGTTAAAATGGTGGGTAGAAAGTCAGGAAGCATACAAATCAAGTATATGCCCAGTGGTAAAAATTGTAACGATATTCGAGCCTATTTAAAGGAATATCAGGTCAAAAAAGGCGTAAAACCCGACGTAATTTTAATAGATTACCTGGATTTAATGATGCCTTTATCAGTGAAGGTAAGTCCTAGCGATCTGTTCGTTAAAGACAAATACGTGTCAGAAGAGATCCGTAACCTGGCCATGGAGACGCAATGTATCACGGTCACAGCTAGCCAGTTGAATCGTAGCGCAGTTGAAGAAATCGAGTTCGATCACAGCCATATTTCAGGTGGACTCAGTAAGATCATGACAGCGGACAATGTCATAGGCATCTTTACCAGTCGTGCTATGAAAGAGCGGGGACGCTATCAAATACAGTTTATGAAGACACGTTCGAGCAGTGGAGTTGGACAAAAAGTCGATCTAGAATTCAACGTAGAAACACTGAGAATCACTGATCTAAATGAAGATGAACAAGGTGGTTACCAACCCAACAGGCCCTCGGGCGGAACCAGCAGTATCTACGCAGGACTCAAGAAAACCAGTACAGTATCGGAAACTGTCGACGGTGAAACAGGTGAGATACATTCAGATCCCACAGCGGGCAGTCCAGCACCCAAAATACGCAGTGAAGTAGGCGGCAGCAAGATCCGCGCCATGTTAGCTACACTAAACGCAGAGAAAGATTAAAACCAAGAGGCTACCTGCAGCTTGCTGCTTTCGTCGATAGAGTTGAACCACTGCTCATCTCCAGTGGTATTAAACACATTGTCTATGGTAGCATCTAGTATCAGCCATCCGTGATCGGGTGTCAATGGCGGAGCACCCTTGATCTCATTTTCCAATTCATCGGGGCCTGTCAATCTCTGTCCTGTAATACAGCGCCATAGTCTAGGACCCTCGCCGTGGGAGATTGCGGCCAATACGCTGAGTTCGCCCGTAACCCCTAGATTCCTGCTGAGTGTTTTAGTGCCATTGCACTGCCAATCCAGTGTGTGTACTATCTGTATACGATTCTGCTCATGCGGCCCACCGAGAAACACGGGATTAAGGCTGCGATATTCTAAGCCTGCGTTACGCATGACCGAGCTGACATTATAGCCGTTGGTCAGGGGTTTGTTCAGCATCATACTAGAACTGCCCGTGGGCCAATTGGCAGTGACCAGCATGACGCTGCGGGCCAATTGGTGGTGTGCTGTGTGGGGTAGTGATACCAACAACCTACCGGTAAGTTCATCTGTATATTCCATAACGATATTTACTCAATAAATACACTAATATGAAAACTTTAGGCACCATCCAAGTACATCAAGAACTTAATCCCAATATATGGGCCTCTACTGATCAGATCGATCCCTTGGTACGCGACAAATTGCTGACCTTGGCGGGACGTTTTTACCAGTTCTTAAAGGTGCCCGCACAGGTCCAGGATGTCATAGTAACGGGTAGCCAAGCAGGTTATACCTACACAGATCTCAGCGATTTGGACCTTCACCTCATAGTCGACTACAGCGATGTTGAGTGTGATCAGCCTGTGGACGAACTGTTTGACACCAAGCGAAAACTGTGGAAAGAAAATCATACGATAACCATACGGGGCATACCCGTAGAATGCTACGTAGAAGATCTAGATCGACCAGTCAAGGGCAGCAGCTACAGCCTAGTTAGAGATCAGTGGATACGGCAACCACGAGCTGAGTCAGGATCGGATCAGGATGTCAGCTCACAGGTCGCAGCTTGGGTCACTGTGATCACTGCGGCCATACGCACACGTGATATCGAACAGTTGGTTCGTGTCAAGAGCCTGCTCAAACACTACAGACAAGCAGGGCTATAGCAGCAGGGCGAAATGGGTTCAGCCAATATGACATTCAAAACTCTGCGTAATTTGGGCGCGATCGCCATGCTGATGAGCGCATATCGCACACTAGAAGATCGCAGCCTCAGCCTAGCCAATTAACTTGACAAAACCGCGCTAGTAGCCTATACTAGTAGCTATGAATACCTTATACCTAGACATGGATGGAGTAGTAGCCGACTTCGATGCTGCGGCAGAGCGGTTTATCGGACGACCCAGAACAACCCCCGACGATCGCTGGCGTCAAGAAGATTGGCAGCGTATACGCATGTACCAACATTGGTTCCTCGATCTGCCCAAGACCGCACAAGCTGATCAGATAGTGACCACAGCACGTAAGTTCAGAGATCAGCTGGGATGGCAGCTACTATTCCTAACAGCCATTCCCAGAGGCAATGATTTCCCCTGGGCATTTTATGACAAGATCAAATGGGCCTCCTGCTTTTATCCCGACATCCCCGTACACTTCGGTCCCTACTCTGATGACAAGGCCGCTCACTACTCTACAGGTGATATCTTAGTAGATGACCGACTGACCAACTGTGAACAATGGCGAGCAGCAGGTGGTGAGGCCATACGTGCTAGAGACCTAGATTTGGCACACCGCGAGTTGGAGGCCCTGTTCGGAACCCTAGCCGCGCGAAGCGCCAGCGCTAAAAAAGAGATTTTCTAACTATTATCTACCTATATAATATGAATACATGTTTCCAACGACTACTAGATCAAGCTACTACCGATGCGCTGCATGCCACGCAATATGCCCAAGACTACTTGGGTAATCCTGTAGCCCGTCAACAACGTGAATTACAACTGGAAAAGTTCGCCGAGTTGATTGTTCGGGAATGTAGTAAGGTTATTGTGAATGGTGGATATAGGAATCCCGCATTAGGCGAGAAGCATCCACTAACACCACCAGAAATTGCTATAATGATTAAAGAACATTTCGGAGTTGAAGAATGATCGAACGAATTAAAATCATGCCGTGGGGCGTCAAAGTAGCCTCAGTATTT